CCAAACCAGTTTTTACCATCTGTAACTTGTTCTTGCAGCCCTCCAGTCATATTAACAATAATAGGTGTTTCACATGCTAAAGACTCAAAAGTCGATAAACCAAAGCCTTCAGCATCCGATACATTGATTGTACAATCAGCCATATTATATAAAATAGCCATATGTGTTGATGGAATCTTGGCTTGTGAGAATAATACCTCGCCATTAATCAACCCTAAACTGTGCACGATTGCCTCTAGATCTTGTCCATGAGGATCTTTTACATCAGTATGCATCAATAATTGTGCTTTATCATGGCCAACTTTATCTAAGAAAGCCTTAAACCAATAAATTAATGATCCACTTTGTTTACGGCGAGCGTTTCTATTATTCCAAAAAACCAAAAATTTATCATCGTTACTTGGAAAGTGGCTGTCTCTAAATTGTTTAACTGTATCTTCTTCAATTTTACTAAAGATGTCAGTATTTACTGAATGTGGAAGATAGTGGCTTTCGACATTCGGTGCAACATTTTGTACAATGTCATGAGTAACTTTTGAAATACAAGCAATAACATCATTTGAAGAATAGTTTGGCTTATTAAAAGTTGGATAAGGATAGTTGTCCCAAACATGATAATAGACCATAGGAGCTACTGGACGGATTTCATCTTCCATTTCCCAGAGCCAACCCCAAAATCTTGGGTCAGTCATAAACCAAACAATATCTGGTTTTTCATTTCTTAAAAGCGTGCGCATATGATCTGGTGTCCCATATCCATCAACAGGCATAATAACCCAATCATCACCATATCCATCAACTTTTGTTATACTGTAGTCATGATGTTTCATCGCACCAGCGATACAGTAAAAACTAAATTTACCTGTCTTTAACAGGCTTTCAATCATGTATTTTGTTTGAGTGCCAACTCCGGATGGACTTAGCGGGTGATCACTCAAGACCAATACCTTAATTTTCTTATCCAACTTTTTCTCCTTAAAAGATTAAGTGCAATATTCTGTTTTATAGAATTCACACCTCTTGCAAGAAAGACGGTTTTTGAAGTAGTTCTTGCGCTTTATATTATACAACACTTTGTCCAATAAGTTAAGCGCATTTTCAGTTTTACGATCTCCGCTGGTTACGCGGTATACTTCAACGTTGTCTTTCTTTGCAGTTCTTTTAAGTAAGGCAAAGTAAGTTTCAATCTTTTTAGGGTCGATATTATGCTTTTTAGCAAAATAATGCTTATAGAATGTAAGCTGGTATGTAGTCATTGGATCAGACTTTCTTTTCATGTCCCAACCCCAAGAACATGATTTCCAATCGATTACGTGATATTTACCATCTTCAGTTTTAATAACTAAGTCGATAAATCCTTTAAATTTACGGTCATGGTTTTCAATAGGTTCGTAAATCTTTTCCTCAACAGAAACAACTTCAAACTTTTCAAAGTTCTTCTTTAGTTGAGGCAAGATTAAATCAACTAACATATCACCTTGTCGACGCATATCAGACACCATTTTTGTGTTGATATTCTCTTGAATGGTCTTTGGCAAGTTGTTGATTTCATTAGAAAAAGATAATTGAAAAAGAGACTTTTTGTCTTTGATATCTTTAATAATAATCTTCTCACAAACAGTATGCAAAGCAGAACCAAAAGCAGTATATAGATTACCTTCAAAACCTTTGAGTTTATCAATATAAGTTAACTTATGATAGTGGGCGCATTGGTTCCAGTTTTTAATTTCCGAAAATGAAATGTGAGACATGTTTTACTTCTTTTTTCTAGAAGTCCTTCTTGTGCTCTTTGTCGTTGGCCGAGGAGGACTTTTAACTTCCTCTTTTAACGTAGGAACCGTTTCTTTTTTGTCAACTTTTAATGTTGGTGGAACTACAACCTTTATTTCAGATGTGATTGTTTCAGACAAAACAGGTTCAACGACAAAAATAAAATCGCCCTCGTAAACAGCAAACTTGTTCATTAGGGTGGTATATTCAAGCATTTTTCCTAAATTATACCCTTCTTGCTTTAACTTTTCTTTTGCGGAGCGCCATCCATAGTTTACAGTTGACTCGCTTTTAATTTCACTCTTAGTTAATTTTACATTTAAGGTGACTGTGTTATTTTTCTTTTGTTCAGTAATTTTGAATTTCATTGTTTAAATCCTCCAATTTATTATATAATACTGGACTAATCTTGTTTAGATTTAGTTTTCTTCCTAAATAGAAATCTTCAAATCCATCTGCAAAGTATTCACGTAGTGATGTGGCCGCATATGGCGAAGCGAAGATATTCTGTGCAAATATTCTTAATTTTTGGTATCCTACTTTGTCTTTTAAGAAAAGATCAAACTCTTGATCGTATTCAATTTTTCCGAAATCGTGCTCATCGACGACGTAATTTTCATACTTTAAAACTCTTCGAAGAACAGTTCTTTTCCTGATAAACTCATTTTCGATTTCGTCGTCACCGTATATACTATCTGTAAATCTTTCTTCTACCAAGTGAGCGACTTCATGAATAATATCGTCTATCATATCTAGATCATTACTTTGTTCGTTAGTGATATACAGAGCCCCATCTTTTACCATTGCATTGATTTTTCTTTCTTTGAACTCTGGAATCTGTCCAACATATATAACATCGATTAAATTTAAATAATAATCTGGAACATTTGTTCTTAGATAAGTCATTATCTTTTGTATATCAATATTTTCTGGTAATGCTTCTAAAACGAATATGTTAACACTTCTTGTTAAATTATACTCGCCTATCTTACTCACACTTTCGCTTTGAGAGTCTTTTATAAATCTAGTTAAATTATTCCTTGTCATCTTGATCGTTATTATGTTTCTCTAATTGCTCTTGATATAACTTTTCCCCTTCTGTCACATCTTCCATGGCTTGGTGATATCCACGAATCCAATTTTCTTCAGCCAGAGGTAATACTAATTCTTCAAATTCATTAGCCAATTCGTTTACAACCATCTCTAGTGTAACCTCATCGTTTTCAGGCTTAAGTTTGCCGCCGACATATTCGACAATCATCTTTTTTAGTGGATTTGTTTCATCTTGTCCATACAAAATATTTACTTTTTTTTGTAATAAAGAGTTGTTAGTTTTATCGTCCACGCTCATAATTTCTCCTTTTATATATTATAATAACAACAAATAATAAGTAAAGTTAATCACAAAATTTTAGCTGCCAGTGTAGCGATCTTGGAACGTTCACCTTTTTGCAGCGTTACATGTCCGGATATATCATATGTCTTAAATTTTTCAACTGCATAAGATAATCCATTTGACGTCGAGTCGATATAGACATTATCAATTTGTTCGATATCACCTGTGAGGATAACTTTACTTCCTTCTCCAACTCTTGTAATAATAGTCTTAAGTTCATGAGTTGTTAAATTCTGAGCTTCATCAATAATAATGAAAGCTTTTGATATAGATCGCCCCCTAATATAAGTAAGAGCTTCAATTTCTATTGTCTTGTCTTCAAAAAGATGTTCCATGTTTTCATGCTGTCCATTCATCAGGAATTCTAGATTATCTTGTATAGGCATCAACCATGGCCTCATTTTCTCTTCCATTGTTCCAGGTAGAAATCCAATATCTTTCCCCATAGGCTCAACTGGACGAGAAACAACCATCTTTTTATAACGACCAGTTTCTACGACTTGCTCCAAACCAGAAGCAATGGCCATCAAAGATTTACCAGATCCAGCTTTGCCGATAATTGTAACAATATTAATGTTCTCATCCATCAGCAAATCTAAAGCGAACTGCTGTTCTTTATTTCTAGGACGTAATCCCCATATGCCATTTTTCTGGTAGTCGTTAATTTTTCTAACTGGAGTATTATAATCCGTAAATTTAGCAAGAGCAGTTTTCTTCTCATTTTGATTAGAGACAAGCATAACAAATTGTTGAGTACTCAGTTTGATCTCTTCCTCATCTATAAAAACGTCTTCACCAGCGTAGAATTGGTCTACAACTTGATCATCGACGAGGTGAAGGGCAAACCCGGTATATAGCTTAGAAGTGTCTTGTACGACCTTCTCAGAGGCATAATCTTCACACAACATTCCTAACGAATCACATTTGACGCGCATATTGATATCTCTAGAAACAACAATAACCTTTCTTTTGGTCGCAGCCTTTTCAGTTAGAGCAGTACATATAATTTGATTATCTGAGTCTTCTCTATCTAAATCTGGTGGAAAATGATTCGAATCAAACCCTTTTACAGAAACGATTCCAAGTTTTTTTCTTAACCTCACACCTTTGTGCAGATTTCCACTAGCCCTAAGTCCGTCTAGAGTTCTTATGATGCCTCTGGCATTAGCACCAACGCCGTCATGGCGTTTTTTGTGCTTATCAATTTCTTCAAGCACCTTAAGAGGGATTATAATGTCGTTGTTACCGTATCCATATATCGATTGATGATCTGTTAATAGAACATTCGTATCGAGAACATATATTCTTTTCATAAATTTTTAGCCTTAATATCAGTAATTAGTCATTTGCATCATAGTTACTAATATGATTTTGAAAACATTGAAAGTTTGTTTACTAACAATTTTAATCTTAACCATTAGTTCATGTGCTCATAACAATGTACTATCAAATCCTGCAAAAGTAAAGAACACTTTTGTAAAAATGGATGTAATGATATCACTGGTTCGTTCTGTCGATGGTATAGACCAAAAATTAAATGCTGGTTCTGTTGCATCTGGGGCGGGAGTATTATACAGAGGCCAAGTTCATATTCTGACCGCAAATCATGTTTGTGATTATTCTGATGTTGTTAATCCAGCGATACAGCTTGGATATAAGCCAGAAATAAAAATAAGTGCAGTTGATGTAAGTGGTGAAAGACATATCTTAGAAGTTGTAAAACAGAATGCAGAAGCTGATATTTGCTTGCTAAAAGGCAAAGAAAAGAAATTATCTATACCAGTTCTTCATTTATCTTCCGGCCCTCCAGAAAAAAACAAAAAGTATTTCAACTTTGCGGCGCCTGCAGGAGTATTTAATCCTGGCGTAGTACCTTTGTTTGAAGGCAAATATGCGGGTGTATTTTACGGAGTATATGCTCTCTATACAATTCCTGTATATCCAGGCTCTTCCGGTTCACCCATAGTAAATTCTAGCGGAGAGTTAGTTGGGATGGTACACTCAGTTCACAGAAACTTTCACCACGTTTCTTTCTCAGCCACACACGAACAACTAAAAATATTCTTAACAGACGTTGTAAGCGATAATGGCGAGGACCCTAAGCTTCACCTTCTGTAGAGTTATTAATCGTTTGTGGGGCTGTGCTAGGCATCACAGATTCAATTACAGCTAGGCATTCGCGTGCTTCTGTCAATACTCGAATCTGTTTTTCCACTTCACCGATTATATCAGAGTGATCAGCAATTGCTGCAGCTTTATTAACGTATAATTCAAGTGTTGCTGCGGCCGTTGATTCTTCGGCTTTAAATCTTTGTCTAACTGCATTTAATATTGATACTGCGCTCATCTTTACCCCAATAATAGATTTTTCTTTTCTTTAAGCTGTCTGTTAAATTCGGTGAGATCTACATCTTCACCTTGTAATTCTTTATAATATAATTCACCTAGATAAGGATAACGCTCAAATACTTGACGCATCGAATTTAGGCTCTCGTTTAATTGTATTTGATTTACGAGATTTTCCACTTTTTTTGACATTTTTA